TTTTAGATTGCCTACTGTAATTTGAAATTGATCTCCAATCTCAATATTTTTAGGCACATCTAGCGGTGTGTAATACAGCATATTGCCATCATATTCTGCATCATGAATAGCCATGTGGGTAATAACACCCCAATCTGTTGTTGCTGTATTCCATTGCATTAAGTTTTCGTTAGTAGATACACCATCAAAAGGCTCTGATAGTTTTAACTCAAATCTTGTGTATGTTGCTCCCTCTACCTCTCTGCCTGTGTCATCTTTTGTTGGGTCTGTTGTATATAACGACACCCAAACCTTTGTAGGCGGAGTAAAGGGTACTTGTCTTGTTGTGGTGTTAATTAGCTTATTAGCCAAATAGTTTGAAAAGTCCATTTTTTTAAGTTCCTGTTAAGTTGTAATTTGTACTGCTAGTGGTTGAGCTGGAAATTCTGATTGCTCGTCTGATTTAGTTATGCTTGTTAATCCTCTTGTGTATAATGCTTCCCATGTAGTTAGTCTTTCATCATTCATTAGGAATGGAGCTGACTCTACTAATGATGCGTATAACAGTAAGTCAGGACATACTTCTAAATATTCGTTAGAAGGATTAGTGTCTGACAATACCTTTGGTATCTTGTAGTATGTCATATTTATTGTACTAGAGCCTGTAGGTCTAGGTGCTAACACAAAGTTATTACTTACCAATGTATAATTAACAGGAACACCATTACCACTAACATTATCTAATCTGTAGAACTGTGACACAGTTTTAAAGTTAAGATTTACAATAGGGTTTGCATCTATATGTATGTCTTTCATCTCCAAGAAATCTGATGGAGTTGGTACTTGAAAACCAGACGTTAGGTTGTAAGTAGACTGTTGCAGTGTTTGTCTGAGTCTTAAATCTCTGTTAAGTCTCTTCTCTGCTAATGCTACAAACATAGGTATCTTGTCAGTTAAATCTTGTCTTGCAAGATAATCTGCTATGTTGATCTTTAAATTGTCATACGAAGTAAATGCTGGCATTTATAATTTTCCTGCTTTCGTTCTAAAAAATAAGTTATCCGGGTCATTTAACCAAGCAAAGAAACGCTTTTGGTCTCTTACTTCAAACCCTTGCATAATTCCTTGTTTGTTTAACTTGTCTATTGCAGTAAATGGAATGCTAGCTACTTTATTGCCAAATAACTCATCTGACCACTTTTTGTCTGCATTATTGTAATCTTTTTTATTCTGTTCTATTAATTCAGTAACGTCTTGTGACTGCTCAATAGTTATTTCATCCTTATCATTAAGTCCAACGCTTGTTACTTTGTTGTTGTTTGGGTCTCTAAATTTTTTCATAAAACTCCTATAAAGGTAATGCCCCCGAAGGGGCAATAACCATATTACTTAGCTAAGTCAGCAATGATTGCGTGAGCTTTTTCGTTTTTAACAACGAGTGTGTACTCAACGTTCATTAGGTGTTTCTCTGAATCACCCATTTTAGCAAGTTTAGTTTGCTTAAACGGTCTGAGATACGCCACGTTTGCCATTGAAGAATCTAGTATAAATGCTGTGTCAGCACCATTTTCTTGCTCTGGAATAAATCTATCAGGAACCACTTGTAATGTGCCAAAATCTGACAAATACACATCGGCAGAGCCAATGATTGTTGTTGGTGATGATTTAGGAGCTTGATAACGCTGTCCTGCAATACCAGCAAATGTTGAAACTACTTGTTTTTGTGTCGGTGACACTAATAACATAGTTGGAGTTCCACCATTTTCATATGCTGATTTAACTGCTTCTTTTACCATATCTTCAGTAAATGCCGCCGCTGAACCATCTGTACGAGCAGTTGTACCTTCTGAACCTGCTGTACCTGCGCCTACATAGTTAGACTCTAACCATGTTTGTAAGCCACCTAATTTACGAGGTGCTGATGAGCTACCTGCATCTGCTTCTTGGTTTGAGAGTAGGATTGACTCCATATCTCTTTTGATTTCAGCAGAAGCTTTAGCTAGTTGGTACGCTGTTTCTGTAGAACGACCTGCTTTATCTACTACATCATCTGTAGTTGACACTTGGATAACTTTGTCAGAAATTTGAGTTCTGTTACCAACACGAGTTGTAGGTGTTAGAACTGCTGAAGTTGCATCCTGACCCTCAACTTGTGCGTTATCTAAATCTACGTCAGCTAGGTTGTCTGTTTGCCATTCATGGTATGTGTTTTTAGCTTTAGTTCTGCCAACAGTTGACATGAAAGGTGTTGTTGTAGGTGAGATATCATATATCGCATCCTGTAAGTCTTCACGAATACCAATGGTATCGTAGGTTTTATATGTTGCCATTTTGTTTCCTCATTTTAAATAAAGTTTTTAAATACTGAAGTAGCATCATCTAAACTTCCTGATGACTTCAATCGCTTTTTCTGTTTTGTATAGACATCTACATTAGCAACTTTATTTCCCTTTTTAGCCATCTTAGGAGCATTAGCAACCTTTTTGCTTACGCTTGGGTTTGACTTTTGCAACTTGTCATACATCATTGCTTTTTGTAGCAATATAACATGACGATGGTCATAAACTTGAGAAAGTTCGTTATCTGTAAATCCTACACTTTTCCCAAAGCTACGAATATCATTTTTGATTTGTTCGGCTTTTTTTGGGTCAGAAAATTCCTTTACCTTTTCCACTAACATTTTAGACTGTTCGGCAACAAATTGTGCTTGTTGATTAGCTTGATGTTGTCTTGTTTCTTGTGCTAATCTAGCTTGTTCTTGTTGTATTAACTGTATTTTTTTGTTGGTTTCTGTTTGTTCCGCTACTTTAATAGCGTACTGTATTGGGTCATTTTCTTTTAATTCTTCTAGGTTAACTGTATTATCAATGTTATTGTTTAACAGTTCATTAACTTGTCCTAGACGAGCATAATATTCATCTCTCTGGCGCTGTGCTTCTTGGATAGCTGAAATCTGAGTCTCTACTTCTTTTCTTTGCTCAGCTAATGTTTGACTTTTCTTGGTATAGTCATCGCCTTTCTGATATCCACTTACAAGCTCTTCTAGGGTGACATCTTTCTCTTCACCACCAGATTTTACTCGGTAAGTTTTGCGTTCCTCTACCTCTATTTCGTCATCATCTGAATCTTCATCTTCTTCTTCAGTAGCTTCTGGTTCATCTTCCGATTCCTCTTCTACCTCTTCTTCCAATGTTTCTTCATCAGTTTCCTCAACTGCTTCCGTTGCCACTTCTTCATTTTCTACCTCTGGTTTATCGTTTGATTCCTCGGCATCTAACATTTCAGTGAAAACTTCCGTTGCATCTTTTGGAGTTTCAACTGAGTTAGACTCTTGGTTGATTTGCT